GGTTAACTTACCGCCGTATGTCCGGGTCACTTCCCATTTTTTCGTAGTTTGGTTCATGCCCTCGTACTCTATAATTTCGTGGTCGCCGCGCCAGCCGTCGTTATATTCCATGTTCACCCGGGCGCGTGGGTAACAAAGCGTGCGGCCCGACGGCAGGGTTATAAGTAGCATACCCCAGCGGAAGCCGACGGCTATACCTCGGTGTATCGTCACGGTATTGCCGGTTTTGATAGCGGTAATAGCGGCTTTTTCCACCACCGCCCACAGTCTTACGGTATGGGGGTTTGCGTCGCGCCACTGGCGTACTGTCTGCTTTTCCTCATATTCGGTTAGCCCCATTTTAGAGCCGCCCATAGCCTCTAATGCCGACACGCCGCCGCCGAAGCCTAACGCCAGTACGGATATTTTACCCTTTTGGCGTAGGTGGGCGTTTCGGCCGTGCTTCTCGACAGGTACACCAAACATACGCGACGCGGTAGCACAATAGATGTCGCCGCCCTCGCGGAATACGTCCAGCACCCAGTTTTCCCCGGCTATCCATGCAATTACGCGGGCCTCGATAGCGGAAAAGTCGCAGACGTGGAAAATATTACCGGGTGAGGCGACAAACGCCGTGCGTATCAATTCGCTTAATACCTGTGTGACGTTGGCGTAGTTCATTTCAAACTCTTCCAAATCACCGGCTTTTACCAGCGTCCGGGCGTAGTCCAAATCGGCTAAATGATTTTGCGGCAGGTTTTGTATTTGCACCAGCCTACCGGCCCAGCGGCCAGTACGCGCAGCTCCGCAAAATTGTAATAGTCCGTGTATGCGTCCGTCGTCACACACGCACGTTTGCATAGCTTCGTACTTCTTGTTAGAGGTCTTAGCCATTTCACGGCGTAGAGCCATAACCCGGCGTGCTTTGGGCCAGTAGGTTAATGCGTCCTCGATTTCGTCGATGTTCTTTTTATTGATACTGGCAAACGCTAACCCGGTCGTGCGTTTCAAATACTCTTTAATCTGTGCCGCGCTGTTAGGGTTTTCCATGCCGGTTATCTGCTGCGCCTCTTTTAGTAGTTCGGCTTTATACTCGATGTCGAAGCGTGCGGCGTTATCCACCAGTACACGGTCGATAAGTACGCCCCGGTCGTTAATTTCTTGGTCGGCTATATAAAGCTGTTCGTCAAACTCGACAGCCTCAAGGCGGCGCACTTTGGCTAATAACGCCTGTTCTACCTCCACGTCGCGTATGCAGTAGCGTTTGAACGTGTCCCAGCGGTCGGGCGCGGCACTCGGCAGGTGACGCACTCCATTACGGCCCGGCATAGAAAAAAAGCGTATAAGCGTCTTACCCTCGGCCATTTTGCCGTCAGCCAGTTTAAGCACTTCGCCGCACTGACCCAGTGACAGGGGTAAACCCATTCGGGCGGCGCGTACCATAGTGCATTTCCACTGTGCCGGGTCAAAAGGTCGGCTAAGTCCGAAATGCTTACTAAGGCAGATGCGCTCAAATGCGACACTCCGCATTTTGACAAATCGCGGCTGCTATACGTTTCTATGTCTATGCCTAATTCTTTCATTTTAACTGTTTATCTGCGGCGGCCTTTTCTAATAGCATTACTGCGGCTGCGTGCCAGTCGTCGATGTCGGCAAACTTTTGGCAAAACTCATGGTATTTATCCAATAGGCCACAGGCGATTATAAAAGTGTACGCCTTATTTTTAGCGTTCTTTTCTATCTCAAAGGCTTCCGCGCTGTAAGTCTTACAGGGGGGGGTGCTACTTCGTTACTCATGGCCGGGCTTGATTTTTTCTAACAGTTGGTCGGTAGCCTCGTTAGAGGTGTTAGCCATTGCGTCGAGCGCGTCGTATGCCAGCGCGATAGGCAGGGCGACAGTGCGGAATATGATAGCCAGTGTGCTGCACGCTACTGCGCCGATTATGTAAACTATCTTTTTTGCTTTCATTGGTTTTGTTGTTTTAGATACCCCCCCGGCGCATAGCCGGTAGGGGTATTATGTTAGTGATTGGTTTTGGTTTACAGGTCTTCGTCGTCCTCGTTGTCGATGTCGGCAAAATCGCTTTCGGCACTTGACCGGCCGCCCAGCTTTTCGTCGTCCTTAAACTTCATAATGTTGTTGAGGCCGCACGCTACGCCGCGATTTCCGTTTGTGTCGTAGGGGTAGAAAGTGACCGATACGATAGCCCAAACGCCGCTGTAGATTTCTTCCTCGTCAACGATGGGCGATTTATCGCGGTTGACGATGCCGGGGCGCGTGTTGCTTTTGGCGTTGACGTAAAGCATACCGGCATATACTTCGTCGTCTTTGTCGTCGCCGTCGCGTAGCGGCATATCCAGTTTTTTGGGTTCTTTGCCGCCCCATTTCGACACGATGCCGGAAGCCTTAGCCGCTTCGATGGCTTTTTTGATGGCGTTTACGGTTTCCTTTTCTCCGGCAGGGATAAGTACGTTAGTCATGTACTTGGCGTTTTTGTCGTCGCCGTCGGGGTTGTATTTGCTAAATACATGGGTGTAGCTGAGACGGCAGGGGCCGAATACTACTTTGTTGTCTGTTACTTTAGGGGTAATCATACTTGGTTTATTTAATAGTTATACTTCGATGTCGTTAAAGTCGTCGGCTGCGGCGTTATACGCCGGGCGTTTGTCGTCGGCTGTTGTCAGTGTCGGTTTGCCCTGCGGCTTGGTGATATAGTCGGCGCACATGGCGGCCAAACGCTTTTTGCCTACCAGCTTTTCAAGGTCGCCGATACCGCATAATACGGCTGGCTTCATGTACTCGTTTTCGTCGTAGCCCTCTTTGGATAGTAGGGCGATAACGGCTTTGTCATCGGTGATTTTGCGGTTACTGCGCCCCTCGACTAACTTGTAGCCTGGATAGGTTACACCGGCTAACGCCTGTTGCAGTGCGTAGTCCTCCATACTCGACACCCACGATTTTATGATAGCCAGCCACGGCAGAATGTCGGTAGCCATTTTCTTAGGTGTGAGTAATCCGGGGTCGGGGTTATCTTGGGCTACGGCTGTGCATTTTTCGGCCAGTGCTTTGCAGCCGCATTTCACTTTGCAGAATTGGCACCACTCGCCGGGGTTCTGCTTGCCGTTGTTGCTAAACGCTTCTATGGCTTTGGGGCGCAGTTCCTCGTCGGCCCATTTCAGTAGGTCAGTAACCGACATTTCAAACTCGCTTAGATTGTCGATACGCGGCTGCACGATAGTCATGCGTACACGGTCTATGCGATACTCAAAGCTGTGTTTGAGGTATGCGCCCAGTGCGTAGATTTTCATCTGCTCGTTATCGACAGCCGACACGCGCACGCCTTTGCCGTACTTGAAGTCGATAACCTCCATAAGCCCATCGGCTATAATGGTCGTGTCGGATGTGCCGAACGCCTCCGGCACATATTCGGAAAAATCTAATCGGGTTTCGATAAGTAGCTGCGCGTCCTTTGTCACAGTCCGGGCGGCGTTGAACTTTTCCAGCACGATAGTTTTGTATGTGTCGGTGTACTCGTCCATTTCGCCGGTGTGGTACTGGGCGTTTAATTGCGCTATCTCCTTTTCTTCGGCGGAGGTGTCAAGCCCCATAAACGATTTCAACTTTTTAGCGCAGTATGCGTGCGCTAACGTACCCTCTTGGGCATAGCTGCTATCATTGTCGGGCGCGGTAGCCTCCAGCCGTGGGGCGGCGGTGCAGTTCATCCACCTGTGCGCCGCCGACGGCGATAATAATGCGTGTTGTCCGGGCATGGCTTAGTTATTTAGTAGGGTGCTGGGGGGGGTGCTATAAAACCTTTTTCGTCGATAATGAGCGCGTCGCACTCGGCGGCGAATAGGCCAACCTTTTCAGGATCGTCAATCAAAGATGGCTTTTCATAGCCGAGAGTTATCGCAATTTGCTTAAACATGGAGGTACAAGCGCGATGGTATTTTTTGTATGTCTCGCTTTCTGTATTTTCCTTGTAGTCCTCGCCCTCAAAACGCTGACGGGTGCGGTGCATTATTTCGCGGATTATCTCGCCCTGACTCTTTCCGGCCTGCTGCGATGTCTTCGGAGCGGCAGGTTTAGGCTCGGCCGCCTGTCCGGGGACTTCGGGTTGGGGTACTTCCTCGGCGGCTGCCACCGGGGCGGCGGTGCCGGGTGCTTTTGCGCTTACCGAGACCTCGATGCTCGACTCCCGGCGTGTCTGCGCGCCGATCTCATTGGTGACGGCTTTTTCGAAGCGTCTGCCGAGGTTTGGCAGCTTGTCCTCCAGCAGGGCAAAAAGCCTGTCTGAGAGGGTTAATTTTACTTGTAATTCCATATAGTAAACTTCTATAATGTTGATTTCTTTGTCATGCAGTACACCTGTGCCGCGGTATTGAGGTCGGCGGCTGTCGCCACCGGGTTGCTAGTCAACCAGTCCTCTAACTCCGTGCGACGGAAAAAGCATTTTTTGCCGCTCGGCTTATAGTGCGGTACCGCTCTTGCCGAGGTGAGCTTGTACAGGTAGCTTGCTTTCAGCCCCATATATCGGGCGGCCTCGTCCAAGGTCAAGACCTCTTTATGGCATATCGCGATGTTTTCGCTGATCGCCGCCGCCAGTCTGTCTAATTCTTCCTGTATCATGGCTGGGCGTTTTTAGTTAGTGTCAGCTGGTTGTTAGCATAATCCGATACCGCGCTAAACTTGCAGCGCAGCGAATTTTGCAGACGGTATGCTATCGCCTTACCGCTGTTTATCGCGTCTGCGTCCGGCAGCTCAAATGTGACGGTTTGCCCTATCTCCATTTTGCGCAGTGCTTCGCTTGTTACTTTTTTCTTTTCCATATCGCGTTAAATTTCGATGTCGATAAACTCTAACAGGTTGTTCGTAATCATGCTGTTAACTTGTAGCTGTGCGGTCTTAATCCCATTGTCCTGCATCCATCGTTTAGCACGGTTTACAGCTGTCTGCTTGTTTGAACCGTCGGGGATTAACGCGCCTAAATCCTCGTAGTTTTCATCCATTAGGGCAAACCAGTAGCGTTTCATAAGCGTAATGTTTTAGCGTGGATAAAAAGTAACTATCAGTCGCCCGGCCTGGCCTTTGAACTGGGGTGCGTGGTTGAGGCTCTTTAATGCTTTCTTTGCGTAATGCTCGGCGTGCAGGTCGCCCACCATTTCGCAAAACTTTGTAAAGCCTACCACGATGCGTTTGCGCTCCTGCGGAAAGGTTAGGCGTATGAGGTAGTCGCGGTTGATTTTCTTGCGCAAATCCTCGACGTTTTCGATAGTGTACAGTCTCCTCATTGTTTGTTATTTTGTTTGTTATTCTTTTGGCGGAAAAGAAAAACTGTCATAAATTTGCAGTTGGATATATTGAGGTTAGGCAAATTGTCTGACAGCCTTTCTTATGTCCTTTTGTTTGCTATTCGCATTGCAAAGATATTGTATTACATTGTATTTACAATATAGCTATATTGTATTTAACTTGTAATTAACTTTTGTAAACATAAATAAACACTATGGCTCAGTCTGAAATAATTGACCGTATCGAAACTTTTTTGGAGTTAGATGGCTCATCTACAAATAGTTTTGCTCGGATGGCTGGAATAGATCCAGGTAATCTCGCGAAGATGTTGAGCGGAAAACAAAAGATAACTGATAACACGCTTCGCAAGATTTCTACTTCGCACGGCCTTAACTTTGAGTGGCTAAAGTACGGTGAGGGCGAAATGTGCGCAGCAAATGAGCCGACACCCGAAATAAGCTATACCGACGGTGTGCCATATTTCGATGTCGATTTCAAATTGGGCTTTGATGAAATGGAACACCCCGGCGCACCTAACCCGGAATATCTTATACGGATGCCGGGGTATGAAAAGGCTACGTTGTGGTGTAACGCTTCGGGCCACTCGATGGAGCCGGAAATAAACAATGGCGATATATTGGCATTACAGCGCATAGATGATTTTTCGTTTCTGCCATTCGGCGACATATACGGCATTATCACTACCAACGGCATGCGCACTATCAAAAGACTTGGCCGCAGTATTAAAGACGGATATTATAGGCTCATTCCGACAAACAAGGATTATGATGAACAGGAAATACCCATTAAGGCTATTTCAGTTGTGTATCGTGTAATGGGTGCTATGAAAGCGTTTTGATTACGGCTATGCTTAGGGTTTTTGTATGGGTGTTTGTGGGGTTGGTAGTCCTCATAGTTTGGTTGATTCTTGGTGCATCTAAAAATGAAAAACAAGCAAGCGGCCCAAAGACGAGCCGGCTGCCTAAACCCTCTATTAAGATGCTTAACCGGGATGGCGATGCGTATGAAGATGAATGGCACACCTATATTGCAGGATTAAAACACCACATATCAAAATACGACATAGGCGGCTTTACCGGCTATGTCGTAAAAGACCCTCACAATGAGTATGACCGCAATGCAATGGCGGTGGTTAGTTCTATAAAACAATTAGGCTACATACCTGCAAAAGAATTATTAGATTATATTCAATGGAGCAACGGCGCGCCAATGCCGTGTGTCGGATTTATATATGTTGATGATGGGCAGTATCGAGGTCGAGTAAAAATTTTGCGGCCTTGTAGTGAAGAATTTCTACAGACAGAATTTAGTCGTTACCTACAATGGGTCAAAGATAACTACGGAAATGAATATTTACCTAAAACAATGTCAATGCGGTTTGACATAGAATAATTACAAATTACAACTTCAACTCCGGCAAACTATTTATAGCGGCTTCTTTGAGGCTGTCGATGACCCGCGTGTACTTCTCGGTATGACGAAGATCGCTGTGGCCTAAAAGGTTTGCCACCGTTTTGATGTTTGCCCCGTTGCTCAGTATGTTGGTGGCGAACGAGTGCCGGGCGCAGTGCCATGTTATGTGCTTCTCGATCCCGGCGCGTTTAGTCCAGTGACGCAATGCCTTGAGGCACATCGTATGGGAAGGCAGGGGGAATATGCGGTCACCCCGTTCCCCCTTGCCGATAAGTCTCAACAAACCTTCGTTCAACGGGATAACAACGCCGCTCGCGCTGCTGTGACCTTTCGTCTTGCTTTGCTCAAACCTCAGTACACGGTTGGAAAAATCCACGTTGCCATATGTGAGGTCTTTGACGTCGCACCAGCGCAAACCGCAGTACAGGCAGAAGATAAAGGCTCGGCGTATGTTAGGGTTTTCCCTTTCAACGGGGGTTGCGATCAATGCCTTCACCTCGTCTATGCTCAGAACATCCTTTGTGAGTTTGTTTTTATCTATTTTTATAGAAACGCCGTGGCATGGGTTTTTCCGCATAACATCTTTCTCCACCGCCGCCAGTATGACCTTTTTGAACCTCGCATATAACGTGTGCGGCGTTTCCCCGTTGAAATGATTTTGCAGATACTCCGTAAATCCTGTCATCATCTCCTTCGTAATCTTATCCGGATGCAGCCGGACGGCAAGCCTCGTGTATTCGTTTCGCCCTTTTAGGAAATCCACAAAACACTCATGCGCACGACGGATTTTGTTTTTGTCAGTCTTCGTATATTCGTTTACATAGACGCGATACCAGTCATGGAAATTTATGTCCCTGTCTTTTTTGAGCCGGTAGCCCCCGGCACGTTCCAACAGCTCCTGCCCCCGTTCAAACCGTATGCGCTTGGCAGCCTCCAATGTTTCCTTATTCTGCTGCCGCTCCTGCGGCGTGCGCGGCGCCTGCCACAGATACAGGCCCAGTAGTTCGTTCCGGCGTTCGTTCTTTTGGTAGGTGTTGCCGTTTTTACTGGTAACCTCCACCTTGCCGAAATAAAACTCCAAATATAGGCTGTCGCGACCGTCGGATAAGGCGCGGCCCATCAGCTTGGGATTATCGCCGTTGTTCCCCTCGATCAAATAGGTGTTATCGGCGCGGTAGTTCTTTTTAGCCAT